TTCAACGACATTCCTACTATTATTTAAACACCGCCGCCGGCTTTTAACAAGTGCGCATAAAAAAAGCAGCCGGTATATTCCGACTGCTGTTTTTGTAAGTGGAGACGACGGGATTCGAACCCGTCCGAAAATCCGTTAAATACGCGGTCTGCAGGCATTTCGTGTCATATTATATGACAAAACCATGAAAAAATCATCCCGGAGGAAAAATGTATTTATGAAATTATTCATATTATTTCTATATATCTATTGACACCAATATATTTATGTGATATTATATACTTGTAGCAAGGGAATGGCAGGAAAGGAGCACAAAATGGACGAGGAAAACAACATGAGCGTATTTAAAAGCTACCTGAGAAGACTTCTGAGAGGGCTTAAAGAACTGAAGGAAGCACTCAACAACAAGGATTATTCGAAAGCTGAACGGTTGGTAGATGAGCTGATTGAAGATACTCAAAGCGGTATCGAAGATTAAAACTGAATAGGGGCTTGAAGGGGGGCGGATACCGAAACATTCCTGCCGGCCGCCCCTCTCTTCAAAAAAAGAATAGCAGGAATGGAAAGGAACGTCAATGGCATACTCTCAGGCCCAGAACCGGGCGACGCAGAAATATCAGAAGGCCAACTATGACCGGCTGGCTGTCCGCTGCAAGAAAGGGCGGAAAGAGGCCTACGAGAAACTCGCCGCAGATCGCGGCGTATCACTGAACCAGCTGATCATCGACCTTCTGGAAAGAGAAGTGGAAAATCAGGCATAATCACAAAAATCCCCCGGCACCGCCATCAGGCAAGTGTCGGGGGATCCTTTATGTGCATAGCAGCCGGACGTCCGGCAGGCTCTATGCTCAGAGATTAACGTTGGAGCTGATGTAGTATCCGGCTCCGGACGCGGCACAGTAGTCCTTGATCTTCTTGATGAGCTTCTCGTCCTTCGTGTACTCCAGGAGGAAAGCACCCATCTTCTTACTGATCACCTTCGCGATGTATGTCTTATACTCAACGCTCAGGGCTGTTGTCTGTGCGGCAAACTTCCCGGGCTCTTCGTAGTCAGTGATTCTGGTAAAGACCTCCTCCTGCGTGATCGCATCGGCTATCTGCAGATTGGCGGCCATTGCTTTTGTGACATACTTGATCCCGCCGTTGATCATCACATACCCGAGACGGTTCAGCTCCTGCAGGATCGCTGTGATGCCTTTATATGCAGCTTCGGAAGGATACTCTTCATAGACATCGACGTTGTCGACCCACAGTCCTTCACAGCCCGCCTTGATGATCTCTTTACCTCTGGAGACGGCCCACTGCTGGACAGCCTCCTGGGTCATATCGAGGTAATATTCGTTTGGCCAGTCTTCGAGCCTGTCCTTGGCGTACTGCTTGAGGTTCCTGTAGTAGTCCCTGTTGGTCTCGACGGATCCGATATTGAGATATCCCAATACCTTGTAGCCCGCTGCCTTCAGTGCCTTGATCTCTGCCAGAGTATAATCCTCCGGCTCGATCACCAGCAAGCCGCTGCCCTTTTCGGGTTTGGCTTTTGTGGTGAGGCATACCTTGTAAGCCGGGACGCCCTCTGCCGCGATCGGCTTCCCGTCGAGATCCCTGTCTTTGTGCCAGGTGCCGGAAAGATTGCCTTTTTCACAGCTGAGTACCATCTCCCCGCCGCGGATATCCACATACACATCTCCGTTTTCCCAGTTCCGGGCGACGACCGCCCCGACCGCTTCGGCCTTTTTCCGTGTACCGTCCCGGCCGCTGCGTTCTTTGTGGTGGTAGTTCGAAATGGCAATCTTCGGCCTGATTGCCTTCATCAGGTTGTCATTAGTAGCATTCCCATCTGAATGCCAGTGGAAGAACATGGCATCCGCCTGGGCGTCTTTAACCGCCTCCACAAACAGGTTGTTGGCGTCGTTCTCCGCATCTCCTGCATTGTGCAACCGCCAGATATTGTCGAGAGTGAATCTGGTATAGATCGAGAGTGAATTAACTGCCTCATGGCCGTCCGTGTGCGCCAGCTTTTTATAGTCCGCCTGGAACAGGCAGTCGCACTTAATCTGCCCCACCTGGAAGCTCTGCCCGGGTTTGATGTAAGTGCAGCCTGAGCCATACTTCTTTGCCTTGGCCTCCTGGTTCTTCAGGGCTGTCACGTATTTTGTGAGGTCAAGGGCCTGCAGGCCGGCGTAGGGAGGCAGGTACAGGTTCTTGACGGTGAAGTTTTTGAAGATGTCCGTGAACATCCCGTAGTGGTCCCCGTGCGGATGGGACAGGACCAGCGCGTCGATCTGCTCCACCCCCGCTGCCTTCAGTCTGCTCACGATCGGCGGCTTCAGGGCTCCATTGTCCAAAACCTGGCCGGAATCGATCAAGACCGTGTACAGTGGCTTTTCATTTTCATCGTACTGGATGATGGCGGCGGAAGCCCCAAAGAGGCGCTCGCCCCGGTCTCCTTCAAAGAAGGGCGTTATCCCCCAGATCCGGATATGAGGATGCCCGCTGGAGACGTCCTCCTGCCTCTTCTTGATGATTGCAGTGACTTTCTTCTGGACTTCATCATAATCGTAGCCAAGGCTCTCCAGGGCCTGTCTGCGGACGTCCTTTGTTCCGAAGTCATCCGCGATGACCCAGTTGGCCACCTTCGTGAGATTCTGGCCACCGGTCCGCAGGTAGTCACGGATGGACGTGTAGAGGATATAGCCATACAGGCCATTCACGCAGCAGTACGCCCACTTCTTTCCGGTCTTGTCCATGATGTAGTCGCAGACGTCGATTCTGGTGAGGCCTGAGACGGGGGAGAAGCTGCAGGGCGTCCCGGAGACGATTGGCTGACGCCTGGCAGTGACCTTCTGGTTCTTCTTGAGCAGACCTGTCAGGACTACCTTTTTCGAGGGCGTGCCGGTGCCGCTGATTTCATAGCCGCCTGTCGTTTTTGTCGTTGTCTTCGTGCTGGTATCGGTGTCGCTTGTAACTACGGCAAACTTCGGGGTGATAAAGCCTCTGATATACTTCCCATTGATCTTCATTGTGCGCTGGCCAACAGCTCCATCCTTGTTCCCTTCCATAACGATGAATGTGCCATTGCTCTTATTGACAAAGACAACGATTCCGATGTGGTCAGGCGTGCCCTGGTTGTCTCCGGATCCGGAGTCCTCCCAGTCATACAGGACCGCGTCGGCCAGATCAGGGACATAATTGTCCGCCTCCTGCCAGATGCCCATCTTCTTGGCCAGAGCGATGTTCCTGGGGCAGCCACACTCGATCGGGAACAGCTCCGGAGCTCCTGCCTGGATATATGCAGCACTGGCCGCTGTCGCACACCAGGCATCACTGTACTTGACTGTATAGTTCAGAGTTCCGTATCTCACGGCTGTCGGCAGATACTTGTTGTAGATGTCGATTATGATCTTGTGTTTTCCGGTCGATTCACTGTAACCTTCCCAGCTGCAAATTTGGTCAACGATGTCCTGTCTGGTGACTCCGGATTTCACTGCATCTGTCTGTCCGGATGCATCCAGGGCCAGATAACACTCTGAGATGTCGACATTTCCGGTGATGCCCGGGATGGATCCTTTTGATGTATACTGCCACATGGCATATTCAAAGGTGGTATAGGAGCATTTGCTCGACCAGTCTGCCACCCAGCGCCGGCAGTCAACGAGGTCACTGTCATTGAGGTTATTCTTATACCAGGCTGTTGACGCATAGACGCCGCAGTCGTATCCTGCCGCCCGGAGCGCTTTGAGGATGACATTAAGGTACCTGGTGCGGTCTGCTTTGCTGAGTTTGTCCGACCTGCCTGATCGGTCCTGATATACCACTTCGCTGTCAAGCCAGATCGGACCGCAGAGATTCACCTTCTGGGCTGCAGAAACAATGAACTTCGCCTCTGCCTCCGCTTCGGCCGTGGAGATGGAGCATGGGAAGAAGTAGATCATCGTCGGGATGCCGTTCTTCTGGCATGCGGCCATGTACTCCTGATACTTCGGGTCGTATGTGATCGTGCCGGTATGGGCGCCTCGGAATCCAAGACGCAGCACAACAGCGTCCACTGCGTCCTTGACCTTCTGCCAACCGGTCACTATATTGAACTTCGAGAGATCGATTGCTTTTTTCATAATCTTTGCCTCCTATAAAAAAAGCACAGGCCCGGCGATGTGCCAGGCCTGTGACAGATGTACGTCATTATTAAGTTGTATGCGGCGCGTCCCCGTGATTGATCTCGTCAGTGATTTCGTGCGCCTTTTTTGTGATGAAGTCGGGAATAGGCACCCCTGCCGCCTTCAAGTTTTCGAGGATACTGAGTGCTTCCATCAGGCACACGTAAGTCGAGACAGCGGCGACAAACTTTATGTCGAGTTCAATTGCAACGCAGACAATCCAGACAAGCAGGATCGTGCCAAGCTCGCCGCACTTCCGATAAAGCCCCTTGCGCATGATTGACGACCTCTTTGTGCCAGTAATCTGAGCCTGCACAAAGCCCGTGACCACGTCTGAGGCGGCGAGGATAGCAGGCAAAAGGATGATCCAGTAATTGTGGCTATAGTGGATACTGAAAACAATGTCCATGTATGTCCTTTCTACAATATCAACCGATGAACGTCATGTCTTTTAAGTTGCCGAGTTGCGGGATGAGGTCGATAACATTCAATAGTTTATCTCCTGTGAATAATAAAGGACTCACAGCCGTCTGTATCGACGACTGCAAGCCCGTGGCGAGAGGTGCGGGAGAGGGCGGAGGGGACATAGGAAGATTCGAAGCAGTAACGTAGACCACCCATCATTTTCCCTTTTTAGTTTGACGTATCCCAATTAGAATAATCAATTGTTTTACTGTTTCCTGCGCCAAATCTTATCAACTTGATCTTTCCAATATCAGGACGATAAACAAAGATTGTCCAAGAATCCTGCATGGGAGCATATTTTGTTCTATCACTAACGTTTTCTGCGCCTTTTGCAATTATTTCCGCCGATGGTGTCACCGAGTTTCTGAAAGAACATGTGCATAAAATAACAGGAAAATTGCATCCAGATTCTGATGTGGGGACAATCCAATCATAGTGCTGATGCCCTGCAATCCATGCAATTATTTTTCCGGTATTGTTAGAATACTTACCGGAATGCCCGTTCCACGAATTCAGCAGTTCACACAAGTCTGCCTTACCAACGGTAAAATCTTCACTTTGCGGACCAATGTGCGACACTATCATCACATTTGTTCCTGCACCGGTTGAATCCAAAACATTTTCAACCCATGCAATACCGGAAGGGTCAACTCCAAGACCAGCACCAACTGATACAGCATCACTTAGCATAATCACTCTGAGGTTAGGAACTGCAATATCATAAAAATAGTTGTAGCTATTCCCGATTCTTTCAACCTTTTGAGCATTATGGGTCATCATAACTCCATACAATCCTGTGGTCGGAGTTGGCCCGCCATTGATTCCATCATGATTTCCGGGGGTCATGAATACATTCCCAAACACATTTGATTCGAGCATCCATCCGCGCATCATATTGATTGCGCGGTTAGTGTCAAACTGGTTTTCACCTCCCCATCCAACGCTCACCATATCACCACCGTGAATCACGGCATTCAATGGAACGAGCTCACTTATCCTTTTAACATTTGAAAAGGTATCAGCAGTAAAGCGGTAACTTTCATCATCTCCGGGGGTGAAGTGCGTATCGGTAATAAAAGCAAACGTATAATTGATATTTTCCTGTGCTGCAATAACTTCATCAACAGTTGAAGCAATCATGTCTCGGAAAATATCTCGAGGGTTATGTAACTGGGGTGATACTCCATTTGAAATAACATCTGACCTTACAATTCCAAAAGGGACATACGGTGTAATATAATTAGCCTCGGCAGTTCCATTATCAAACAGGCGCATCATAATATCATCAACAGTTGTGTTTGCATTTGTTTTACTCCAAATGTTGAAGTATACATATACATCATTTTCTGTTGTATTTGAGTAAATGCCAGCGGTCGCAGACGATGTATTAGAGGAAAGAATGTTTCCATTAGGGTCTTTCACTACATTACTTCTTACGCTTGCCACATGCGCTCGTTTTACTGCGCCTGAAACCAATCCTGTAACCACAACCGTCTTTCCAGAAGGTACTGCCAATTTGTACAGATTGTAATTTGTATCAGTTACAATATTTCCGTTGGATGTGTCTATGCGTCTGCCATTTTGCGCAAGGCTCGGGTTATAAAGATTCTCAGAAACAAATACGTCGGCAAACATGCTTGCCCCAGCATCAGTCCCAATATTGTTTACAACGGTAAAACGCTCATCTTCCGAAAGGTCTTGTGAATCTGTTCGTAAATACCCCGGAAAATTTACACCGCTACGAACATGTGTAACAAAATCAACAACATCAGCCACACTTTCCTGGTCATCCGGCACTTTACGAATCATAAACCGGCAGTAACTATCAGCAGGGATGTTTAAATCATTATTCTGCCCCGTTTCTCCGCCGAAAGAAATAAATTCCCCAGTAGAATTATAGATAAAAATAAATGCACTATATCCATTTTCAACGTGGTATGTCGTTGCACTTTTAAAATACAAAAGATTATGCGTGCGGATTCTGTATTGATAATACTGTTGGTCTATAAATTCCCCATCTGCGCTTTTAATCGCGCCATTCTCCCAATCAGCGATAATGTATGATTCTTGGTTTTTAAAAGCCAAATCGTTAATCACGGCTTTTATGGTTGCCGACTTGTTAGCCGTTTCGATTTTATTGCCAACAACTGCCGCATCCGCAGGCGTCCCGTCTTTTGCCAGCGTTGTATCAGTGATGGATTTTATATCATAGTCCACTCCGCCGAAGCGGACTTTTGAAATCTCAGCCATATATCCACCTCCTTTCTCAGCTGATGATCAGCACGCCGTTCTCAACAGTTACATTGTCGCCGCCATACTCAATGGTGGTATTCTCAATGATTTGCCCTTTGAGTTCGTCAATCTGTGACGGGTTGACGGTTCCTTCGTCCATGGCAGCGCGCTGAACGTCGAGGATGAAGGTGGCAAAGGGAAGTTCTTTGGAGCCGTTCTTGAGGACGACTTCGAACTTGTTCTTGCCGGCGATGGCGGTCATCTGCTGCATCTGCTCATGTGTGCCGGCAAAGGTGACTGTCGTGCCGTTCCGGGAGCCGCCAAGCTGCCAGCCGTTGCCGTCGCGTTTGGTGCCGCGGAGGAAGACGGTGGTTCCGCCTTCAATGGTCAGTGTGCCGGTTGTGGCTACGAGGGTGGCGACGATTTTGAAGTCTGAAGCATATTGCTTGATCCGGATCTCTTTGCAGAGCCCGTCAGGAGATGCATCGAGTTTAATCGGGATTGTGAGCACTTGCATTCACCTCCGTTTCTGTTTTTCCTGGCTCTTCCAGTTCTTTTGATGATTCCTTCGGTCCTGCCTGTGAGCCTGTCTCTGCTGTTCCCTCCGACGCTCCCTGCGGGTCCGACAGCATCTTCCCAATGGTGGATGCATCAATGCAGTTCCATCGGAACTTGCTCAGGACGCATTCCATGATGATACGGGCCTCGTCGGGAGGGACGCCATTGGCCTGGAACTGGCTTCTGCAGTATGCATAGATCAGGCTGTCAAGCGCAGTTATTCTTTCGACAGTTGTCATCGTGTTTTCCTCTCTTCTCAGAATTTCTCTGCCTGGCCTTTGATCATCCCACTGCAAATCCATTGATGAATGCGAAGCCTGGTGTCCAGGTGGCTACGGTCCCGTCGCTGTTAATGGAAGTTGGCATCATCACGGTCCCGCTGTAGCCAAACGTGCCATTGTTGGATGTGTTTGTGCTGTTGTTGATGGAGATCTTTGTCGCGTCGATCCGAAGGACGTCGCCGACGATCCGGACGCCGTGTCTGTCTCTTCCAACGTCGCTGTCGTAATCGGTGGCTGTAAAATCGACTCTGCCGTAGCGGTTGCTGCCATTGCCGCCGACCATCTGCCCATCGTCTACCAGTTTTATCCAGTATCCGGAAGTATTGCCTGCAAAGAATTCTCCATAACAGTCTGCGCCCTGGCAGGTAAGGTGCCCTTGTGATGTGACTTTAAATGTTCCGTTGCCGATATCTATGGAGCCTTCGGACATGACGAATTTATGGTTGTCCAGGTCCCAGTAGTTGGCGCCGGATGCATCGGAGATAGTGCCTGTGACGATGGTGTTTGCTATGACACCCTCTGAGGTGGCGGCTGTGGTCCATACCCAGTCTGTACCGGCGGAGTTGCGGCGTTTGGAGATCATGAGGCCCTGGGTGCCGAGCGCGAGAGCCCCGTAGAGGTCGCTGGTCGTGTCCAGGTTCTCGAAGAGGATCGCTATATAATTCTGGCGTTCCGCGACGTTATACTGGGCACGCAGGGAGGCCACAGCGCCGTTGAGGAAGCCCCGGATCCGCTCGGCCATGATGGTCCCATCCGCGTTCAGGGCGCTGTTGGCCCTGGCGGCGAGGTCGTCGATTCCTTTGACTTTGTGGTTGAAGATATCAAGGAATGTCTTGCGGTAGGCTCCCAGTGTGACGTTGTCGATCCGCTTATTGATGGAGTCATAGGTCAGTTCCATGACGCGGGCGCTGGTCGTGATATCTAAGTGGTTATTGTAACAGTGAACTGTATCGCCCAGTGCTACATCCTCCAGGTCTGCGATGTCCGCATACTGCTCCGTGTTCTGCAGCAGGATCATGTCGCATGAGATGGAGATCTTCGGCTTATCGATGCCGGCGGCAAACTCCGCTTCGCACTTGGCACGGAGGGCTGTGTTCAGCTGGGCCTGTGTCTCGCAGATCGTGATCGCTGCATCCTCGAGGTCCGCGTCTGTGGCATCGTCCTTCATCTTTACGGTGTCGTAGGTGATTGTCTTCGGATAGACCTGCGCATAGCTGTTGATCAGCGGACTGTTTACATAACCATGATTGGACATCTCATGCCCGTTGTAAGCATTGGGATAGATGCGGGTGGCGACTGTGGACATGTCTGTCTCCACGTCCATTCCGTTCTCCGGAAGGTTTTTCCCGTACCGGATCTCGACATTGTAGTCGCCCCCTGCCCTGGCATTGATCGTCACGGTGTAATTGTCGTAGATGGGTTCTCCTCCCCATCGGTTGACGAAGGAATTGTCATCGTCTCCGGCGATCGCTTCCAGGAGGTTTTTATACTGATATTCGGCAGAGCCTCTGAACGCGATATCGGATGATCCGGAGAACTTTGTTGCGCCGGCGCAAATGTAATCCAGTGCATCCTGGCCGTTTTTATTGGTCGGGCGGACGTCTGTCAAAAAGACATTCCTGGCATCGTAAAAGATGGGTTCCATGCGGCACTCGACGCCCATGTCCGACTTCTCCGGCTTGCGGATCCGGAAGAGCTGGTCTCCGTTGAAGGACGGCATTTTCACGACCGCCTCCTCGACCAGATACCGCCACCGGCCTTCATCATCTAGGGGATGGATCAGCGTCGCCTCCCATGCTCCGCCAAGGATGGCATGGACTCCTGCGGATATCGGCAGCAGTGTGCAGTCTCCATTTTTTGTGAAATCCTCGTTTCCCGGACTGTAAACCTGTATCATGTCTCCTCCGGTTTCTTAATGCTCCACATAATTGCCTGGCTTTTTACCTTGTCCGCCAATTAGGGATCACTTTCACGCCTGTGCCCGTGATGGTATTGGCCCCCGGGAGCAGGTAGAGCGCTTCATAGTCTCCTGTCAGGCGGGTGTTGCGCAGCTTCATGTCTGCCGTTGTATAGGTGATCATGCGGTCCGTGTCGACGATCGTCTTGCCGCTTACGGTGATGGATACTTCCGTCCCGTTGACGGTCAGGGTGCGGGTTCCGCTGGATCCTGTAAAAACATAGGACGGGTGTGACTCGTCGAACCGGTTATACAGGATCCTTTCGTCGGTGATGTCGTACTCATTCTTTCCGTCGATGCGGTAGAAATAAGGGTCACAGGTGAAATGGGCTGTGAACCGTCCGTACTTCTTAATGATCCTCTCTGATTCCTCAATCTGGACGTTCAGGACCTTCAGGAAGTAATTCTGGTCGTCCGACTGGATCAGTTCTCCGGATCCGCAGAGCCAGCGCCGGATGTCACGGAAGCGGTCCGCCCATCTTTCTTCGAGCTCTTTGTATACCCGGAAGTTCATGGGAATGTAGAGTTCCATAGGAGGGCGGTATCGGTTGCCTGTCAGGACTCCGTCCCGGCCCGCGATTCTGAACTGCTCAACCTCCTCCTGAGGGACAGAGATGTTCGGCCGCTGCCGGATGTATGTCCCATGCATGAAGCATGTTTCACCTTTGAAATTGATGTCATACATATGCTCCTGCTCCTTTTGCCAGGGACGTTATATGCTGCATTTCTGTGACTTTCTTCACAACCTGCTTTGTGATCCAGCTGGTTATGTCACGTTCTCCGATGTAAACATGTGTTTCCACGGCCGGGATATCCTGCCCTGATGTCTGTCCCGGTCTTCCGGATCCCGCTGTTCCTGCTGCAGCTTCGAAGGTGACAGTTCTTGTTGTGACCTCTCTCTGCATTCCCTCTGCCGCCGCCCTCGCGATGCCTTCCGCAGCCTTGCCTACCTGCCCGGTCTGTTCTGCCATTGTTTTGGCAAATTGAGCAGCGAGCTCGCCGCCCCATTTGTCGTCACCGGCAAGCGGTCCCTTATCCGGTGTTGAATGGTGGATGTATGCTGCCGCTGCTTCTGCCAGTGCCCGGGCAGCAGCTTCAACCTCTGACACTTTTGACCATATTCCGTTCGCAAAGTTCTGCCCAAGGTCGGCGCCCCAGGAATAAGCATTTGAATCCTGCAGTTCGTCTTCAGCCGCCCTTTCCAGGTCTCCTGCGGCATCTGAAACAGTCGACGCCTGATCAGATATGCCGTTTGCATAAGCCTGCGCGTTCTGCGTTCCTGCGTCCCCATAGGCCTGCTCGGCCTTCTGCATGGCTTCCACGCCTGCCTGTGCGGTTGTACCAGCCGCCTCACCCATTGCAGGAGCAGCGCTGGACACTGCATCGACTACGGCTTCTGTGGATGTACCTGCCTGCTGCTCCATCTCTGCCATCTGGGCTGCAAACTGTTCTTTTGCCGCCTGGGCTCCGGCAAAGTGTGCAAGGATTTCCTCTGCTGATCCGTCGTCAGCCTCCAGAGCTTTGACAAATTCATCCATATATGTCGCACCATCTGCACCCATGTCCGCGATCGCCTGCACAAAAGCGGCGGCGTTCTCGTCGCCCGATTCCGCAACATACTGCATAGCCGCTGCAAGATTGTCAGAATACGCACTCATGATCTCCTGCTGGCTGATCAGGGCATCGTTCATGGACTGCAGCGACACTTCTGTATCAAGCGCCATCTCCTCAAACAAGCCGATCTGGCCATTTATGGATTCCAGTGCTTTCTCGTACAACTCCTCATAAGTTGCGGCGATTTCCTCCGCATCCTCTGCCAACTCCTCAGCTGTCACCCCTGTCTGGTCGGAGAGCCCCGCAGTAGCGTCTGCAGCGCCCTCCAGTGATGCCGCAGCTCCATCGATCGTCTCGGTCGTGCCTATGACACTCACACCCAGTTTCTCGCATTTCTTTGCCAGTTTCTCGGTATAAGACAGTCCTTCATCAATCTTTTCCTGATTCGACGCTATGGCATCCTTCATTTTGTTGATCTCGCCTGTTGTCGCCGTGTTCGCGTCCCTGAACTGCAGCAGAAGGGTGTTGGCGCTCTGCATCTTGCCATTGTACTCGATCAGGTCGTTATAGCTGTCTGCCAAAGCTTCCTGGTACTCGTTCTCAGCATCTATAATGTCCTGCTGTGTGGAATTCCTGTCATCGAGGACTTTGTTATATTTATTGACTGCTTCGGAAAGTCTGGTCTGCTTCTGCTGGAGCAGGTCCATGATTTTTGTCCGCTCCTTCTCGGCATCGGACAAGCCGTCTTCGAGATCCTCCAGAGCCATCTCCGCTTTGATCTGCTCTTTGGTCGCCTCGACGATCTCGTCGATCACTTCCTGATAGGCCTGCTGGTAAGCTTTGGCCATTGCCATCTTCTTGAGATTTTCAATGTTGGCAAGGATCTCAGCGTTTTCTTTATTCAGATTTCCGGTTGTCTGGTCGATGGACAGGGCCAGTTCCGGATAGATGTCATTGAGCATGGCGACGATCGCCTCCATGCGCTTCTGTTCTTCCGCCGTTCTGTTGGTCTTGTCGCTGAGTTCCATGAGTTCGTCGGCGAGGCGGCCTGCAAGCTCGGAAGAGGCAAGGACTTCGTTGATGGAATCCTTGGCATTTGCGTAGCTTTCAGAGAGTGTATCGCCAGCATCCCGCATGGACTGTCTGGCAGACTCTGAGGCATCCCTTGCGGCATACATCTGGTCTGTCATGGACTCCATCTGCTCCGTACCGTCCTGGGATTTTACGATCAGGTATCCGATGGCCGCTGTGAGCCCCGCTACAGCGATTACAGCAAGGGCTATAGGATTTGCTGAGAGGACTGCGTTGAACGCCGCCTGGGCGACCGTGGCGTCCTCTGTGACCACTGTGTTGGCCGCAGTCGCCGCTGTACTGGCAGTTGTCGCAGTCGTTGACAGGACATGTGCAGCGCGTATCATCTCGATGCTCTTTGCCACTGCCAGGGTCTTCGGAACTACAATGGCGGCCCCCGCTGCCAGGCCTGCAAAGCCGGCTATAGCCTTTTTCTGCGGGTCATCGAGCTCACGGAACCACTTCGTCACATTCTTGACCTTTTCCGTCACGGCATTGATCGCGGGTTTGAGCTCCTGCAGGGCCTCCCCTGCGAGCGTGCTGCCGGCGGTCTTCAGGTTGTTCATGGCGATCTTGGCATCATCCCATGGATTCAGAGTCTCGTTGAAAGTGTTCTCTACGATATCCCCGTAGGTCTTGAGGGATGTGCCAGTCTCCTGCAGGCTGATCCGGCCGGAGCGGAGGCCATCGACCATCGTCATGGCGCCCTTGGACCCGAATGTTTCCGTCGCAATCTGAAGGGCTTCTGTTTCTGTCTTGGCGTTGACGATGGCGGATGCCGCTTCAGAAAGCATGGTATTGGCGTCCTTGCCTTCCTTGGCAGCATTGATGACACCTTTGCGCAAAGACGTGAGAACGCCGGCTGTATCGACGCCGTTTGCCTCAAATTCTGCCAGCATCTGGGCGGAGGATTCCAGGCCGAAGCCAAGTTCCCGGAACGATGATCCGTTGCTGTCCAGGGTTCCCATCAGGGCTTCCATGGTCATTCCGGTATCCTGTCCGACCTTTGTGAACAGGCCGAGGACATCCTTCACTTCAAAGGCATCGACCCCGAAGGCTTTCATGATCCTGTCAGTTTTGTCTACAGAGTTCGAGACATCTGTCTCGTTGATCTCCGCAAACTGCAGGAATACCCTGGAAGTGTCCTCCAGTTCCTGTCCCATGGAATGGAACCTGGTATTGACCTCGCCAACCGCTGCCCCTACATCTGTCATCTCCAGGGGCATGGAGCTGAACACATTGTCTGCAATGCCCTGCATCTCCTGGAGAGCTTTTCCGCTGGCGCCGGTCTTGGTGATGATCGTGTCATATCCGTCATCGAGTTCTTTCGCGGCTTCATATGTTGACTTGACCAGCTTCTGCGCAGCTTCGGATGCCTTGTCAAAGAACTGGATCAGCTTTTCACTGCCCGCGATGTTCCCGATGGTCGAGTCGATTTCTTTTAGTTCCTGCGTAGCCTGGCTGGTTTTCTTTCCGAATCCATCGATTGATGTCGCGCATCCGTCTGCAGACTGCTCTGCCTCCCGCATGAGAGCACTGTTCTCATCAACCGCCTTGGATGCCTTGCTGACTTCCACTTCGGATCGGTTCAGCTTCTGCGTCCAGTCCTCGACGCTGTCTTTGGCCTTGGCCAGCACCTGCAGATTCTGTTCGTCAGCGGCCTTCATGTCCGCGACAGCCTTCTCACGGGCTTGGATCTCTTCTGTGCTGGCCTCTCCTGACCTCTTCAGGTCTTCGAGGGCACGCTCTTCCTTCTCGATTTCCTTGCGGTAGTCCTCGACCTCTGCCGCCACTTTTTCATAGCGTTCCTGCGCATTCTGCAGGCCGGTCCGGATGGCGTCCTGTTTTTCTCTCGACTTATCGAGGGAGCGGACAAGGATGTCGTTCTTCGAGCGCAGTGTATCCAGGGCGTTGGCATGTCCGGCAGTCCTCTCTTTGAGCGCTGCCATCTCCGACTTCATGGTCCCCAGTTCTTTATTGACACTTGTGACGGCCTGTTTGAACTGCTGCTCTCCATCAAGAGCGATGGTCGCGCCTATCTTTCTGTTCCCCGGCATGTCTTCCCCTCAATCGTATAAAAGCAATAAAAAACCACCTGTTTCCAGGTGGCTGTCTTTCAGCAAATCGCTGTTTCTATTTGTTGTCTTTAGATATTTCTATCAAATGTCTCCAGAATCTTTTTTCAAGGCAGTACGACGCGAGCCCGATCTCCCAGACGATAAACAGGAACGCGCATACGGCCAGGCCAAACACGACAGGGATAAGGCTCCTGGTCCATATTCCCAAAATCGCCCATACCAGCATACTTGTGATTGAAACCGGATGTCTCATCCAGAGTCTGAGGAATTTCTTCATCGGCGTGTCCTCCTTCCTGATTCCATACTATCATTTCTGATCAGGAAATCAATCATGAAGGCCTCTGTTTCATGCCGATTTCATAGATTCCTTTAGTCTGGTTCATCCCGGTTTCAGGCTCAGAATAGACTGCTCTTCATCCTCTGCATAGATCAGTTCTTTTATTCTTGCATTCCAGTTCCGTCTGTACTCCTCCTGCAGTCTGGCCCATGTGCCGTATCGCATGCGCCCGATCTCCTTCTGGGTAAGGCCCATCTGCAGGCCAATGAACATGATCCGGGCAAAATCGAGTGTCACTCGGTCGGATTTGTATTGTTCTTTTTCGAACCCTTCCGGGGTGCTTTCGACCTGCCCTTCTTCGATAAAAAACACTTCGCGTACTCCTCGAAGCATTTCAGCGCAAGGTTCGTGATGGAATACTCACTCTGCCTCTTGATGTCGAGTTCTCTAAGAGGCTCAAGGTCCTCCCCTGATACGGCAATGCCTTCCTCGATCATCCATGCGAGGGACAGGCAGACTTTGTGAATGTCCGGGACCGTGCTCCGGTCTCTTTTCTTGTCCCGCAGGCCGGTCTCTTCATCATAATACGGGATGATTCCCCGAATCGCGTTTTCATACTCGAGCACATCTCCGAATTCTTTCTGGATCTGCTCGAGGACGACCATGTCACACCTGTACGGGTAGCTCTGCCCGCACAGGTAGATCCTCTCCATCTTGTCAGAGAACATATTTCCTCCCATTCCAGAAAAGAGGGAAACGGCCGAAACCGCTTCCCTCTGCATTTAGTGTCCTGTCACACTACAGATCCATGTATCAACCGCCGGTGCCGGAAGTGCCGGTGCCGGAAGTGCCGGTGCCGGAAGTGACTCCGAACTGCTCCTGCAGCCATTCCACGGCCGCCGCTTCGGTCGTGCAGATCTCATCGATCTTCCAGTCACCATTGTCCTCTGCGAACACGGTCCCGTTGATTGTCGGATTACTGTAGGTGATGCTGTTGGTCTTGGTGTTCAGCGTGCTGTCAGGCTCCCTGAACTTGTTCTTGGGCAGGAAGGACGCGACGAAGGTGCGGACATTGTCCACCTTCTCGACGCCGATGAAGCCGACGCCAACAAAGGGCGGCTCATCATCCTTGTTGTGGGTGATCGTCTTACCTTCCTGGGACACTTCGTTCCCGAACAGTGTGTTGTGGAAGGGCGCGGGCACATTGGTCGTGCCGAGCGCCAGAGTCGCGGAAACGAACTCGCTGTCGCTGTCCACCTGCATGTCATCGCCGTAGTTCTGGCCCTCTGCCCATGTGGGCGTCAGGTTGACAGATACAGCATGGCCGCAGGATTCCAGGCCGCCGGTCACGTCATATGTCCCGGTGTCGGTGCGTTTCGCGATGAAAACTTTTCTCATGCCAATATTCGCCATGTTTATTCCTCGCTTTCTTCATCGTCCTGGCATTCAAAGACGATGTGTCTGATCTCATTTTCTTTTCCTTCAAGAGAGTTGTTGACCATTTCCGGATGAGTGAAGCCCTGTGCGATCAGTGCGTCCCGGAGGAGCCTGCGGGTGTAGAAGAAGTTTTCCTTCTTTGGCAGGAAAAGGTGAACCTGAACCGCTGTGACTCTGTCGTGGGCAGTATCGTCACCGTATATCCGGCCCTGCTCATAGGAGATGTTATAAGTGATCCATGTGGACCGCTTCATTTTCTCGCTTTTCACATCCGGACATGAATAAATGCCGATGCTGTCCGCCGCGGCATGGATCTTCTCGAATACGTTCATATCTGCAGCTTCTCCGTTTCCTGATCAAAGATCTCCTGCATCTTTTCATAGACAGGTTCCTCGGATTCGGCTACAGCAGGGCCCATAACGGGCGTGGCGGCCTGCTTTTCCGTGCCATACTCGAGGTAACACATCTTCTCCATATTTCTGACGCCTTTGCTGTCGGTCCCTGTAGGCCTGACAGAAATGCGGTATTCGGTCGCTCCTCTCGTCACCTTCTTGGGACTGATAGATCCCACCATGCTGCCGGTGTCCTTGTGTCCGGCGCTGTGCTTCTCGATATTGCCCTGCAGTATCGGTGCAGCTTCCTCCAGCATCCTGGGGGCCAGTGCGGCGAATTCCAGGGCTGACAGATCCTTCATGAGGCTGTCGAGGTCATCCGAATGTACATCAAATCTTCCCATGCTCCCTCAGTTCTCCCGTCAGCTGGATGCGGTTCGACTTGTTCCTGCGGAATGTCCGGCGGATGTCGTACCAGTCTCCCGTTGCTTCATCCATGAAGGAGCTCTGGCCGTTGTATACGGCCGCTTCGACCTCCATGACGACGTCCGCGGTGTATCCGAGTTCATTGGCCAGCATCTCATCATTGCGGGTCGTATCGAGGCGGTTTGCGGGGATTCCAGTGATTGTGTCGGTATCATCAGACACAAATCCCGCGGAATCCTGTACCTCCTCTTTGTACCTGACCAGGGTGATCGATGTTACCCACATGGTCTCTCCTATCCTTCCTGCTCATCCGGTTCCAGCATCAGCTTGCGGAGCTTGTTCCGGTAGTATCGGATGTACAGTGCAGTGTCTGTCCTGTCTGATCCCCGCATCCCCTGGACATACATGCAGACCGCTGTGAGGACTCGGGGGTTTGTTTCGTCCCCCTTGTCCTCGAGGATCCACTCCGGGACCCCTGCAGTCTTCATGTCTTCCAGTGCGTCCAGGATCAGGGGCTTCAGCTCTGTCTCATCGTATACGGTCACGATCTCGGGGATTCCGCATCGCGCCTTGACTAGATTAAGCAGTTCTAAGCTGATAGCCATGGTTCAATCCTCTCTGATCACGCGTCCTGCTCGATGTATCCGTGTACCCAGGCGTCTGTATCGATCGCCTTGTAGTCCGCACGGACATCTGCGCGGAACAGCATGCCGCGCTGTTCGAAGGCATTGTAGCCGGTCACGGACGCGACATTCGAAGCCAGGATGTTGGTCTGCTGGCGGTCAAAGATCCTTACAGCTTCCTTGAGGTCACCGATCTCAAACGGGATCTGCTGGCCGCTCTTCTCATAATATGTCGCGATGGCGGAAGTCTGAGGATTTTCCACGACAGTGTAGACGTAAGGGCTCTCGTCAGTGCCGGATCCTGTGCGGGTGTAATAGGTCTTGGAGGCCTTGACGCTGGAATCACTGGTCAGGGTATAGACATCCTCAGAAGGCATGATCTGATTGGGAATCACCGTCACAGGGACAACGGTCGCACCGACACGGAGCTGGACCGCATTGGGCTCGGTAGGGTTGGGGTTGAGGAGAGGCCTCTTGTTCTGGTCTTCCAGAGTGTCGAGCCAGTTCAGGCCGTCGTCATTTGTGACGATCCGGACTGCAGCGCGATAGGCCTGGCCGAGAGTCACATTGATGGCCTTCTTGATGCCCTTGAGGTCGGCCAGATCTGTGGCTTCCTTGTCTTTGAGTACAGACAGGATCTCCGCATTGTCGGTCTGGACCGCATTCCTGCCGATCCATGCCGTGATCTCGCTGGTGATGTTGGCGTCAGAATCTGCAAGAAGGTCGTTGGTCACAGGCATGTATCCGCCGTAATCCTCGATGGTGTAGGTAACGCGCTCGAACTTGGGCCCGGCGATCTCCTGAAGGGCTCCGTTCTCGAGGACCTTCTTGAAACCAGTGACCTGAGTCTTCTTCTGATAGGTCCGGGCTCCCTTGTTGGTACGCACGGACTCGACGGATACCAGACTGCGGAGTTCTGCATTGGCCTCCTTGTAGTGCTGGATCTGGGTCTGGATGTCCTCCGGGACGGTATAGCCGCCATCCGGATTAGAGCCTTCGCTCATGATGTTGCTGGTGCGGAAACCGTTACGCGCTGCCTCTGCGAATTCATGCGTAGAATCATGCGGCTCTTCCGCAGGGATCAGGCCGGTTGCGGGCGGGGCATTGGGCTGCTGGGGCGTGTGGGCGGTATTGACGACCGGGCGCTCGCTGTCATAAAGATCTTTCATGATGTCGAACTGGCGCTGCATCTCGACCAGCTCCTTCTTGGCGGCCTCTGCCTCGTCGAGTTTGCCCTGCTGGGCGAGGTTCTTCACTTCATTCTTCTTTGCATTGATCTTGTCAAGCAGTTCAAGCAGTTCTTTCGGCATATTGTTCTCCTTTCATGCCTTATCGTTCTATCCTTTTTCCGCTGCCGCAGGACGGACATCACTGTTGCTGTATGGTAGATCTGTTACACACCGAAGAAGTCCAGGTCCTCCAGGAGCGCCGCCTTGCGGGACTTCTGTGCCTTTTCCTCTTCGATTTCCTTATTGACTTTCTCCATGTCTTCCTGCGTCAGACGGATGCCGCCGAAGGATGCTGAGATCTGGGCTGTCGGTGCCGTCTCCGGCGTGATCCCGTCCACAAGCTTCAGGCCGACGCACTGGTTGGCTGTGAGCCAGGTCTCTTTTTCCATCAGTTTGAGGGCGTCCCTGACAGACATGCCGCTTTTCTCCGCATATGCTGCGGCGATCGCGCTGTCTGTGGCGGACAGGCACTGGGC